TGTCAGCTTACGCTGGACTACCCTCACTCACGTGAGGTTGATCCAGACAGCGGATTCCCACCGCCCCTTGTCAGGGATAGGCTGACGGACCGTTTCGGTATTGTCCCAATTGGGTGCAACACCGACTCGTCGCCGAAATCTACCGCTATCATGCCTGATAGTGATAGTTCCGACACCACCCTTACGGGTGGTGCCCCGAACGCTGCCATGCAGAATCGATATCAACAACCCGTGAGGGTTATAGATTCTTTCCTGCTCCCGATTGGGTACGCATATGTCACCCTCTTGGATGGTAAGCCGAGCCGCGTCAAACACATATCGTCTATAAAGTATAGACTTAGTGTGCTTGTCACGACGAAGCTTCCTAACCATTGAGAATGGCACATGTATCCCCGCAGAGAGATCTTCGTACGGAGGGACTCGCAAGTCCTCAACCGTGCGCAGTAGAGCTCTGACGGTACGTCGGAGAGGTATGTTATGCCTCGCCGACCACCGATTCAGGAGGTTGATAGCAGCGAAACGTGAGCCCTGGTCGAGCAAAGTCTTAAGATAGACCCCTCGAACGGGTTGACCACAGAAGTAGTCACCCCCACAGGATTCACGGAAGTGTCCTTCATGAAAGGACTTAGTCTTGTTGACTTCAAAGCCGAGAATGGTTAGCAAACGTATAACGAAGTCGTGAATTCCGGAAGGAACCACGATATCGTCTCCGTTTACTCCAAACTCACCTAGAGTCTGTCCTCGCGGACACACGAGTTGCATCTCTGCAACCCGTGCACAAGCCTTCACGACGCAAGCAAACAACATGGTTTGCAGTGGGAACGTAAATCCGTTTCCCATTGTAGAGACCATATGTAGCTTGATCCACTCACCCGTTTTATCAACGTAACATTCAGGTGATCGAGTCATCCTTATGCAGCTTAGAACATGCTGCGGTAAGAATTCCTCTAACATCTTGAACGAAATGGTATCTGATGCGGAAGCTAAGTCTATAGTAGACCAGCCGCCGTTAACAGACGCCAGGCGAGCGAGTTCCCGGTTCTTAGCCTGTTGGGAAGGAAGGTCAATCCCGTAGGATTGACGTATCCTCCTTGCAAGCGCATTGCCTAAGCCTTTCTGAACAAGCATGTTCAGTACAGGCTCAATGCATATGGTCCGAGAACAATCGCGAGTCTTCGGAACGAAGGTAAGACGGTTCCCTCTAACAAGTGAAAAGGTACCAAATCTGGACGCTCGCAGATCATCCGCGAGAATCCAGTCATTTTGGACCGCCTTCAAACTTGCTCTGTACGCTAAGTACAGTCCTTGACTTGTACAGGTAAGAGCCCCAGAAAACAACTTCGTGTAGAAGTCGTTGCCCGTGGCTCCAAAAGCTGCACCAGGTCCGACCAAATCGCTCTCAGCAATGAGAGTGACAAGGTCATCACTGATGTGACTCTTGGCTCCTCGACCGAAATACTCGTAGACTTCCTCGCGGAAGTTTCCTACTAGCATCTCATCGAGAAGACTATTTACCTGCAGTGACCAATGTTCACAACGCTCATTAGCGGAAATGAACTTAGTGTACGCGACAGCATCTGCGTCTGAGGACGTCTCATCCTTAAGTTTCTTAAGGAAAGACGAACCAAGTTGCATAATGGCTACGTCACGTACGGTACAACCCGGGAAGAAATCAATCTCCCCACGCTGCAAAGCCTCCCATGTGGAAGGTCTGCAGAACGGTTGCAAGTCAAGCAGAAGGTTTGAGTAAAGAACGTGAGACAGACTTGTCATCTTCCTTTTCCTCTAGTGTGCGGAGGTCCTTGAACAGTTCCTCCATTTTGGCAACAGGAAACTCCAGAACTGGCTGTGCATCGTTGATACTTTGCACATACCAGGGGCAGTGTTTCCACAGCGTGACAAGCTCCACGCATAATCTTGCTTCGAGAGCACCCAGTACTGGTCGGCTTTTGGCCGGCAGACCGATGATCTTCGCAAGAAGAGTCGGTTGCAGTACAAGGGAGCTTAAGAAACAGAGATGATGCATTGCCGTGCCGACTTCAATGTCGTCACCATACCGGACGGCGTGTGGGAGAGCAGCGAGTAGTTCCTCGTGGAACTTCTCTAAGCCCTCTTTAACGTCGGCCGAAGTCATCGTTGGATAGGTTTTCGACCAGGCCATGAGAGTCCTTCGACTCACACGAGCTGGTCTTTCACCGCTCCAACCGAAATGACTTGCATACCTAAGAGAGGTATGCGTGATGGACATGAATAACGCTTCAAGTGTTATCCACGTCGGCTTCTGGTCCGGACTTATCGTCAAGGACCGGGGTGCTAATGTCATGATGAGTCTCCTCTTCGGTTGAACACGTAAGGTGGCAATTAGGCTTCATCGGTTCGGCTACGCAGCCGGCCAACGAATGCCCAACAACAGCTATGGTGACGAACGCAATGATCGTGTCCATGTTTTACATGGCTCCGACCACTAGCGTGTCGCCGATACCAGAGCTTAGCTGCCAAACGCATCCAGCGAAGAAACCAAAAAGAGCACGAACGTTTGCATCGTCGTACGTATCGGCTCCGGCGGCAATGCTGATCTCAGCATTCACCATCGAAGTGATGTACGACTGATTGGCCGCAGGGGTAGTACCCTTACGAGCAATCATTTTCCAAACGTTCTTCCCAGAG